AGGTCTGAATGTTAAAGACAGACTATTTGACAGAATGACAACACCACCTATAAATGCAAACCCTAATATATCTACTCTACCTGATGGGGGATATGGTGCAAATCTTTTACCTGCAGGAGCAATAAGACCCCAAGTAAATGTGGGGTTAATGGGACAAGTCCGTCCTCAATCGTGGGAGACATACGACATTAATAAACCAGGTGGTGTACTACCACCAACGGTTTGGGAATCAGTAAAACAAACTGTTTCAGATATTGGAAAAAAACCACCACGTGATTGGGATAAGGAATTAGAAGATAGTCTTATAGAACACGAAGGGTATAGAGGTCAGATGTATCGGGACACAAGCAAGAAAAAAGTGCCAACTGTAGGTATAGGACATACAGCAAAAGCTGGTGGACCAGACCCCAAAAACTATAGGGGAACACAAACATCACGAAGAATGTCTATGGAAGAAGCTAAAAAAGTTTTTAGACAAGACCTTAAAGCAGTAAAAAAAGATACAGAATCATTATTAAAAGCTAGAGGAATAACAAAAATACACCCACAAGCAAAAAATATATTAACAGAAATGGTATTTCAAATGGGAAAGGTAGGTGTAGGTAAATGGGATAAAACTCTTAAAGCTATAAAAGCTGGAGATTACAAAGAAGCATCTAAACATATGTTATTTAATTTTGATAAAAAGGGTAAGTCTACAAAAACAACGTGGCATACACAGACTCCAGGAAGAGCTAACAGATTAGCAAAACGAATGAGAAATATTTGAGGAATAAATAAATGGCGACACTAAGTGTAACACACACTGAATCAATAACTCTAAATGATAGAGAGCAAGGTGGAAAAAAGACATTCACCGTAGCTAATATAGTTGATGTTTATAAAAGAACAGTAACTTGCCCAGCAGGTTCAGATACTACTGTTGCTACTTTTCAAGCATTAACCAGTACATCTGATAATGCTATAGATTTAGACTTAACAAAATATATTAGGGTAACAAATTTAGATTCCTCAAACTCTGTAAATTTATCTTTACAAGTAGCTGGAGCTGAAGGTGGTACAGCTAATATGTCAACTACTATTTTATTAGCAGCAGGAGAGTCGTTTGCTATGGGAACTCCTCACGATGGTATTGGTATAGATGATGATGCTGCTAGTATTGTCACAAGTTTAAACGATTTAGAAAGTATATTAATTGACCCAGGCAGTAATGCCGTTGCAGTTGAAGTTTTTGTAGCGAGTACAGCAGCGTAATATTAGGAGAACGTTATGGAGTGGATAGTAGAAAATTGGATGGAAGTTGTAGTTGTCATATTAGCGGTAGCTCACGCTGGCAAATTAGTTGCTGGTTGGACTGACACCAAAAAAGATGATATATTTTGGGAAAAAGTGCATAACTTAGCAAAGTGGATGGAAGACGCTAAGAAACCTAAGTAATGCCTTATAATCAAGAGCAGCAGAGAAATCTTTTTTCTCAAGACGACCCGTTTGAAACAACAGAAGAAGCTATGAGAAAAATGTATAGACAAGAACCTTATTCTGTTCCTATTACAGAGGGTTTAAGTGTAACTCCATTGCTATCATATGATATGATAAAAGAATCTCATGGTCCTACAGATATTGATATAAACGCCAGAAGTTTTGGTGCTGGTGTTAATACTTCTTTAGGTACTTTTAGAGGAGCAAAAAATTTAGTAAATGTAGATGTTGATTTTCCAGAAGGTCAGGAAGAATTTAAAGGTAAAGGATATTCTTTAGGCTATAGTAAATTTAATGAAAAAGGATACGGTGGTGAGATAGATGTTGGGATACAACCAATGCCAGAAGGGATTAGAACAAGTTGGCAGATAGAAGCTAAAGCTTATTGGGATTCTGGAGAACTTCTTGGGACTATCTTAAAAACTTTTAAAAATCTAGCCGATTAATGCAAAGCCGTTGGGTACATTTTACTAAAGAAGAACTAAGTTGTAATGGCTCTTGTTCAAGATGTTCAGGAACAGATAATAATATGAATCCTGAATTTATGAATAAAATAATTAAACTTAGAAAATTATGTAATTTTCCATTTAAAGTTATAAGTGGTTATAGATGTCCTGATAGAAATAAAGAAATTAGTAAAACAGGAGAGAATGGTCCTCATACTACAGGAAAAGCTGTAGATATATTAGTTTATGGACCAAAAGCATATTTATTAGTAATGTTAGCTTTACAACTAGATTTCACAGGTGTAGGAATACATCAAAAAGGACCAACATCAAAACGATATATTCACTTAGATTGGAATATTCCTGGTAAAAAAAGACCAAAGATATGGACATATTAAAAAGACTTTTAAGTTTCTTTTATAAAGTATTTGTAACTTCAATTGAAAAGAATTATGAAAAAGAAGTACAAGAAAAATTAAAAGAACAAAGAAAAGAGGATAAAGAAGAATTTGAAAAAATTAAAAAAGGGTTGGATTCACTCAGTGAAGCTGATGTCGATAGGCTTAATTCTGAGCTTTTTGACAGGTTGCGCAAGTCAAACCCTAAACACAGTTCTCGTAATGGGTCTGACAGCAAATGAAGCATATAAATATAGTAATCCACCAGTAAGAGAAGTATTACCACACGGTATAGACGTATTTGTACCTGATGATGGTTATGAGTCTAGGTGGACTGCTAATGAAAAGCAAAGACTTTATTTACATAATGTAACTATGGAGAGAGCTTTACAAGAATAATATGACTCTTTTTCGTAGTCTTATTTTATATATATGTCTAACTAGTAATGTTTTTGCTGTACCTCAAGTAATTTCTATGTGTTTGTGGAAAGCAGATATGGCTTCTGTTTTACAATATGGAAGACAACATGAAGAAAGTAAGGATATTTTATATAATAGAAATAAAGTAGAACGTCTTTTAACTATAGATAAAAGACCTAGGTGGTTTACATTACAAGTTTTACGGGTATTTGATTATGTATGGAAGGAATATCCAATAGAAAACTCTCCATCTTATGTTTTTAAAACAACTTATAATGAATGTATAAAAAATTATAAAAATCCAATAGATATTTATTACTAATGGAATTAGAATTTAATTTACATCCAGGCCAATTAGAGATTTTTAACTCTGAAAAGAGATTTAAAATCTGTGCAGCAGGTAGAAGATTTGGAAAATCTTATCTTTCTGCTGTAACTTTGCTTATAGAGGCTTTAAAAGAAGAAAATGAGTTTGGATATAAGCTAGGACCAGAGATTGTAACCTATTACGTAGCTCCAACTTTCCAACAAGGGAAAGATATTATGTGGAAACTCATAAAAGGGTTAGGTGAAGGGGTTATAAAAGATACTTTAGAGAATACTGGGGTAGTAAAACTGATAAATGGAAGGGAAATCCATATAAAAGGGTCTGATAGACCAGATACTCTTCGAGGTGTTGGTCTAAGTTACGTAGTTTTAGACGAATATGCTACTATGAAGCCTTCAGTATGGGAAGAAATTATAAGACCGACTCTTTCTGACGTAAAAGGTGGTGCTTTATTTATAGGAACACCTGCTGGAAAGAATCATTTTTATAATTTATTTGTAAATGCTACTAATTTAGACGATTGGGACGTATTTGAGTACAATACAGCAGATAATCCTTTTGTTCCAGAAGACGAAATAGAAAATGCTAGAAATACTTTATCTTCTGAGGTATTTTTACAAGAATATCAAGCTTCTTTTAGAAGCGGTGGTGGTAATGTCTTTAAAGAAGAGTGGTTCGATAAGATAACTGAGGAAGAGCCGCAAGGACAATACTATATAGCTGTTGACCCAGCGGGTTTTGTTGATTTACATGGTAGAAAAATAACAAGTAAGTTAGCAAGATTAGATGAATGTGCTATAGCAGTAGTAAAAGCTGGACCAGAAGGGTGGTACGTAAAAGATATTATAACTGGTAGGTGGGATGTTAGAGAAACCAGTATACAAATACTGAGAACAGCCCAAAAATATAGACCAATGTGTGTAGGTATTGAAAAAGGTAGTTTAAAGAATGCTATTATGCCTTACTTAACAGACCAAATGAGAAGATTAAATACTTATCCAAATATAGTTGAGTTAAGTCACGGTGGTAAAAAGAAACAAGAAAGAATTACATGGGCTTTACAAGGAAGATTAGAGCATGGTAGAGTTTCCTTTAGTAAAGGAGAGTATTTAAAAAAGTTAATAGAGCAAGCTTTAGATTTTCCGTCTCAATTAACACATGACGATATGCTAGACGCATTAGCGTATATAGACCAAATAGCAGTAACTTCATATATAGACCAACCTTGGGTTGATACTTGGAGTCCACTAGATAAACAGGCAGGATATTAATGGTAAATAGTATTGTAGTAAATGACGCACCAGATGGACAGGATAGAGCTAGTGACCCATTAGCTGGGTGGATAGTGTCTAAAGTTCGTGATTGGGAAGACTATAGAAATACAAATTTTAGAGCTAAGTGGAATGAATACTATCGTCTTTGGAGAGGTCTTTGGAAATCTGAAGATAAAACTAGAGAAAGTGAAAGAAGCCAATTAATTGCTCCAGCTTTACAGCAAGCTATAGAAGTAACTGTAGCTGAATTAGAAGAAGCTGTATTTAGTTCTAAACGCTGGGTAGATATTGATAAAGCTACTATAGAAACTCCAGAAGAAGAACAAGCTATGGGCTTTTTTATAGACCAACTTTTAAAAGAATACGAGTTAGCTAAAGTTCCTGATGCTATGTCTGAAATATTTTTAAATGGAGCTATATACGGTACAGGAATTGGTAAAGTAGTAGTAAAACCTAGAGAAACAAGAGTTCCTGCTATGGATGAAGAAGGAAATTTAACTTCTGAAAAGACTATAGTTCCAGAAGTTTCTTTAGTTGCTATTGACCCAATGGAATTTGCAATAGACCCTTTAGCAAAAAATATAAACGATGCTGAAGGTTGCGCACATATATTATATACACATAAAGACGCAGTAAAGAGAAAACAAGAAGATGGTGTTTATGCTAACGTAGAGCTAGGTGGTGGTAAAGACGATAGTGACTACTGGGCTAGAGGAGAATCAACTCCATTAAGTAAACAAGATTGGGTAAAAATTACTGAATATCATGGTAGAGTACCTTTAGAATTATTAGAACCAATAGGTGCTGCTGTAGAAGAAGAATTAAATATTTTATCAGAAGAACCTACTAAAAAATCAGATACTGTAGAAGCTATAGTAACTATAGCAAATGATGGTATATTACTTAGAGCTGTAGAAAATCCATTTTTTATGCAAGATAGGTCTATTATCGCATATCAACACGATAGAGTGCCTAATAGATTTTGGGGTAGGGGGATAGCTGAAAAAGGATACTCTCCTCAGAAAGCATTAGACACGGAATTACGAGGAAGAATAGACGCTATGAGTTATGCTATTCATCCTATGGTAGCTATTAATGCAGCATTAGTACCTCGTGACTTAAACACTACGTTTAAAGTTTATCCAGGTAGGTCTATATTTACTAATGGGCCAGCATCAGAAGCTATACAACCTATAAACTTTCAACCTCCTACATCTTTATCTTTTAATCAGTCAGGAGATTTAGAAAGAATGGTTGAAATGGGAACTGGTGCGTTTCAAGCAGCAGCTCCTACTGGACAAAATCCAAGAAACACAACTGCTACTGGTATGAGTATGATTACCACAGCAGCTATTAAACGTAATAAAAGAACTTTACAAAATATAGAAGTTAATTTATTAGATGAATGGGTTAAAAAATCTGCATATCGCTATATGCAATTAGATTCTGAAAAATACCCAGTAATTAATTTAAGATTTGTTATTAACTCTACATTAGGAATTATGGCTAGAGAGTTAGAAGTACAGCAGTTAGTACAATTATTAAATACTTCTCCTCCAAATTCTCCTAGTTATTGGATGCTTATAAAATCGTTATATGAATTAAGTAGCATTTCTAATAGAGAGGAAATGATGCCTATTATTGACCAGCAATTACAACAGAGCTTGCAACCACAAGAACCTCCAGTTGACCCAGTTCAAATGGAACTTGTTAAAATAGAAGCGCAAAAAGCTCAAACAAACGAGTTTAAAGCTGGAAGTGATGCAGTTTATAAGAAGACTGCTGGTATACTTAACCTTGCAAAAGCTGAACAAATAGAAGATGATAATGTTGTTCAAGGATTTCAAGGTATAAAACAATTAGAAATAGATACCGAAAGATTAGAAAAAGAAAGACAAGAAGCACAAATGCAACAAGAGCAATTAGCTGCGCAGGCGGGGGCAACCCCAGTAACCTAGAGGATAACTTATGTTGAAGAAACATGAAGATGTTTATGAATCTTACTTTGAAATGTTTGGTTCTAAAGGTTGGGAATTATATAAACAATCAATTCTTGACGAAAGAGAAGCTTTATTTAAAGCAGGTTTTTATGAAATTAAATCAGAACTTGAGTTAGGTAAATTGCAAGGAGCAATTCATTATATTGACATGATATTAAATTTAGAAAATAACATGGAAAATATGTATGATGAAGCAAGAAGACAGGAACAAGAAGAAAAAATAGATAAAAATTACGTTGAACAAATAGAGGATGGCGGTTAATGTTGTACGAGTACTCGTGTGATACGCACGGTAGATTCTCTAAAATGTGTTCATTAGCAGACAGAAAAGCAAAAAAGCCCTGTCCAGAATGTAATAAACCAAGTAAGTTTGTTATATCAGCCTCTCAATTTAAGTTGGAAGGTATTACAGGTCATTTTCCCACTGCTGCTAGTAAATGGGAAAGAATACATGAAACACATGGTGAGCTTAATACTAAGAGGAAATAGATATGGCAGAACAAGAAGCAATAATATTAGATAAAGAAATTCAAGATATGGTT